GCTGTTTCCATGGCTTTACTATCGGTTGCTAGGCGCATTTCCAGTTCAAAATGCAGCCACGCCCCCCCAAAAGAACCTGCGTTGTCTGTTTTGTTGAAGATTTTGACGCCCTTGGTGCCTTCTCCTCGACTGCACCTGTAGCCCCTGCCATACGGCGTCTGGTCGCTGTCAGGCTGTTTAGGGTCTCTGTAGGCGTAATCATGCAGTTCGCACAGTCCTAGGGCTTCTGAGTGCTCAATCAGCCAATCCCACAGTTCTTTTGCTTGGCGTCGTCCTTCACGAGTTTTGGGATAGCCCACGTCACCTGCGACTCCGAGGCTGTGCACACTGAGGGTTTTTTTGCCTCGCATGTTGCGCACCACCCAGGTGCCCAAATTGGTGAATGATGGATAGCGCCGTAGGCAGAGCTGCACGAACTTTTCTGTTCCTGCAAGTTTGCCTGTGCCGGGTGTGGTCACTGGGTAGTAGGGGTATTTACGAGGCACTTGGTGGGTCTTTCGGTTTGTCTTTGAGGCCGTTGCCTGCGAGTACACCGATGAGGCCACCTGCGAGGGTCATGAGCATTGGTGAGAGGACTGCCCATGCTTCGGCATCGTTGGGTGCTTGGTCGAGTGGTTGGGTGACGAATAGGAGGCCGTAGATGAGTGATGCGATGGCCATCACGAATGAGATTGTGAGTCCACCGGCAACAAAGAGAATGATGCGTGCTTTTATTTCTTCGTTTGTTAGGCGTTGTTTAGGCACAGCGTCCTCCTCCTATTTGTGTTTGTGTTCCGATGGTTTCGGGGGCTTTGTTTTTGATGCGTTCGCAGTTCACTCTTGTACGGTCTGCACAGGCTGTGAGGGTGATGGCGAGCAGGCTAATCAGGGCTAGGCGTTTCATCTGTGCCTTCTAAAGTCCAGCCACTAGCAACTAGGGCTTCGTATTCCTCATCTGTCATTTCACGCACTTCGTCGTCTATTTGTATGTTTGGTCGTGTCATTTTCTATCCCAATCTAAATCCGTAAACAACAACAGTGCCACCAGTCCAAGTACCTGAAACAGGTGAAATTACAAAACTTGTAAAGGCTGTTGCAACTTGGTGTACACCTGAAACATTTACTGCGCCCGAAGCACTTGAATAAAAAGAACTTGTATAGGTGTATTTTGCTAAATTTGGATTTATTAAATTTATTTCGGCTCCTAAACCATTAGTCAAGGCTGCGCCTGTGGCTGTCCAAGCAGAAGTATTATTATCAACTCCATCGGAACGTGCACCAGTTCCAAACTCTAGTCCATTCCTTGCTTGGTAATATCCAGTGGTAGAGGAACCTAATGCAAGTTTTATAAAACTGTTTGCAGACGGTGTACCTCCTGTTACAACAATTTTGTATGCGTCATATGTTGCGCTAAACGCATCGGACACCGTGACGCTAGAAACAGCAGAGCCAATAGTCTGTGACTTGACAAACACCAGCCCTGAGTTGGCCAAGTAGGTGTTTGTGTCGCTCGCTGTGAGCACCTCACCAGTCGTAAAAGTCTTTATAGCCATGTTTAGTACGCCAATCTGTTTGAGTCGAGTTTACCAAAAGTCGAATTATCAAGTATCAAGTAAGAGTTTAGGTCAGCACCAGACACAAAGAACGTGTATGAAGCGCCAGCAGGAGTCGCAGACACCCTCACACCCTCAACCAAACACTGATAAGTAGTGCCACGAAAAGTAACGGCCACCTGGGTACCGGCACAAGTGGTCAGGTCAGTATTCCAGCCCACAAAATCAAGATAATTTTGCGCTTGAGCCTCGGCTGAACAAGTAAAAGAACTAATAGCAAATCGTGCTGTGCCGTAGTTAGCGAGCAGATAGTTAGCAAAGTCTGTGGCTTGGCTGGTGCTGGCGTTCAGCGTGTTTGTTTGATATGCCCGATACGGCGTGGTAGCGCCAACCTGCGTGACTGTGGCTGCGCCAAAACCTTCTGGCGTTACGGTCACCTGTGTGTAGTAGTTATCGGCAAGGCTGTCAAAACTGATTTGGTTGTATTTTTGTATGTTGCCAACATTGCTTACATCGCTAAAACTTGGTGGGTTGAGAGCCTTAGTAGCAAAAGGGCTAACAATGATTGCATTGTTGCCTAACTCCCACAGACGTGCGTTTAGCGTTTGGCACACCCTCGCTACCCAATCGCCCCATGTTCCACTAACTGTGGTTGCGCTTAGGTTGCCATTGAACACTGGGGTGGGGTCAATAGTGGTTAGTGGCTGCACTTGTAAGGTCAAACCTGTTTGTGCATTAGATGAAGCCACTTGGGTGTTGATGTTGCCTGCAGCCATTGCGTAACTGTTGCCTTGCATACGGCCAAAACGAGCAAACGAGCCCTCAGCCTGAATGGTTAGAAAGTCTGCTTGGCCGACGCCACCTGAGTATGGAATGCCGTATTGCGCATTGACATCGGAAATGAACCCTGTCCAAATAAGTTTGGTTGTTATTGACGGCGTGACGTTTCTGATTCGCAGCTGCGTCCCTGACACCAAATCCGTAATGGGTGAGGCGTAGCCAGTTGGGTAACGCATTTCAACTGTGGCTGTGCCAGTTTTGATTTGGTCTAACTGTGAGATACGACCAGCATTGAAATTGATGTTTTGCACATTGGTTAGTGCTGTCCAAGTAGAACCATTAGTCGAGTACGACACCTCATAAATCTGCAGAGCCATAATTAGTAGATGTTGCTCACACGGATAGGTACAGAGCCGTTTTGCCTCATGTAAGTGCGTAGTGCCTGCACCACAGCCTGTGGGTCGCCACCGTTGACGTTGATGTTGACGGTTGTGCCACCACCCATGCCGAACTCACCCATACGGTCTAACGGAATGACAGCCTCTGGGCCTCGCTCACCAATCATCGCCAAAGTTGCACCACCAGTGACGATGCCACCATTAGCCAACATGGGAATGTCGGGCATAGAAAAACCTTTTCCACCGATACCCGGCACCCACGATGGCACAGTGAAAGAGAACTTGCCGATGGTGTTATTCCAGATGGTAGCAATGCCGTTGAAGGCTTTTTTGAATACATCTACTAACAAATTGACTGCTGGAATCGTGACATTGTTGACGTACCATTTGATAGCGCCAAAAACATTGTCAACAACTTTTCGGAAACCTTCAAACTTTGTGTAGGCAATTGCAAGACCAGCAATGAGCGCAATGACGCCAATGGTGATAAGCCCAATTGGGTTGAGTGCCATGGCAATGTTTATGGCCACGATGGACGCTGCAATGGCTGCTAACGCTCCAGCAATAATCATAAATGTTTCGGGGTTGTCTTGCGCCCAGGTTGCAAACTTCTCAAGGTATGGCAACAACTTTTCAACGGCTGGCAAAAGTGCTGCACCAATAGATTCTTTTGTTTCGTCAAAACCAAGTTTGAGTCGAGCAAACTTGCCTGCCGTGGTTTCGGCTGCATCTGCAGCTGCGCCACCAGTGGTCTGAGCAAGTGCAAACATGACGTCTTCAAAAGTTGAACCGTCCTTTATCATCTGACGGTATTCAGGAGCAAGTTTGCCTAGGGCTGCAAGGTTGCCACCATAGGCTTTTTCTAATGCTCCTACGACGGTCTCCAGTGGTTTGCCGGTGGCTGCTGCAATGTCCATGGCTTGAGTTGCCAACTCTTGTGCCGTAGTAACTGAACCAGTCGCCCTAGCGAGCCGATTTAGAGTCGGCCTCAATTTTTCATCGGAAATTCCGAGCAGTTGACCTTGTGCCGTAATCCAGTCTTCGACGCTTGCTATCTGTGCGTCGTTTGCGCCAGTGGTCTTTCTTAGGCTGTTAGCGAGCAGGTCTTGGGCTGCAGCGTCTTCAATAGCGCCTGACACTGCGTCGCCCAGGACAACAGCCAAACCAGCCAAGGCTGCAGCTGCAGGGACGGCTGCCTTCTTGATGGCGAACTGGGCCTTTTTTCCTGCGCCCTCTAAATTTCGAAATTCCGAAATGGCCTTGGAAACTCCACCTCCGTCGAAGGTGCTTATGATTGGTATAGCAAGAGCCATTAGTTCAGTTCCTTTTGGACTCGCTGAATGGCATCCATTGAGAGGCGTTGTAAAGCCTTTTCAATCTCGCCACGCTTCCTAAATACAGAAGGCCCAAGAACTCTCGTCTGGTTGGGTTTGAGTGGCCCTAGAGAGTCTCCCAGTGTGTTGGGGTTGCTACGCCCTGCAGCCTCGAAGACGGCAGCGCCCACGTAGGTCTGTGTGATGTAAAGAAGGCTGACTGCTTCTCTTGCAGCGTCCACTTTCAACTTGACTCCAGACTGTGCCTTGGCCACCGAGAAGGGAAAGATTTTGCGTCCTGATTTGTCTGTCCAGTTGCGTGACATACCCGACAAAGGGATTCGGGCGTAGCCCTGCTGAACTTCACGAATGGCTGGTTGGGCGATTTCGTTGGCGTTCTTGGTGAACTCTTTACGAAGCCCCGGCTCAACTTTGTTCAGTGAACGGATGGCTTCTTTCAGACCTGCTATCTCTATGGAGGCTGATGCTGTCATTTCCGTTTCGCTGCTTTCTGTTGTTTATTCAAAATCTCAATGACCGTGTTTAGGTCATCCGTCTCGAATGGTATTTGTGGGGGGTAATACCCGGTTGCAACAAGTACTTCTGCTAAGGCTCTTCTGTAACTGTTGCTTCCGTGGCTTTTGGGTCTTCTTGACCAACTACCTCCACGGCGTTCACGGATTTGATGTATTCGTCAAATGTTATGGGCACTGGAACGTTGTGTTGTTTGCAACATTCGTATGCCATAAACGCAAGGTCTTCGATGCCGATGCCATTGGCCAGTGAAGATGCCTTTTGTTTGAACTTGCGTTCCCAAGCGACCACCACAAACAAATTGGTTTCTAGTTCGTATGGTTCGCCTTCGTTGGGCGTGATGCGTAGTTGGATTTTCATGTTTCCCTCTGTCCTTTGATTATGGAGATGTAATGTCTCGTGCCCATGTGCCACCAGTAAAGGTAGCCGTCACGGTTGCGAGTTCGCCCACGGTTGAGTTGATAGGCGTAAAGGATTCCAACATTGTGTTTGTAATGGTGTACTCAGGGTTAGACGCCGATTCGGTCGTTCCAGATGGGCTGATGACAAGTGTTGTGTTGCCTTGACCGACCATTGCTGCAAGTGCTGTTTCAACTTCTGCTGTTGCGCCTGTGCCACCGTAGGAAAGGAAAAACTCGATTGTGCATTCGACCGATTGCAAACCACCGACCATGCGAACCCCTGTATCTCCAAACGCCGTTGATTCAAGAGCCGTCTGGCCCACAGTAAGTGTCACTTGGTTAGCGTTGTCGCCAATCTTCGTGTAAGTAGTAGCGCCCTGCGTGATGTTTATCGTTGCATTGCTGAGGAATGTTGTTGATGCCATTTCTGACCTTTCTAGTTTCGTTTGACTGCGATAGCCACAGTCAAATCGTATGTTGGTATGTCTTGCCCACCGTAAGAAGCATTGCCCGGTCGGGCGTCAACTACGGCAATGGAAGAGTTCATGATTGTGTCAACCGTGGTCATCAGATAATCACCTGAATCTTGGTTGCCGGGAGGAGCTGCAAGTATGCGAACTGGGATGCGAAAGTCGCCCACGTTGTAAGTCCATGACGTCATCACTGGGAGTTCAATAAAGACAGACATGGGTCGTGCGTTGCGTGGGTCTGTGACTGGTTTCAAACCCAACGCTGTCAACGCTGTTTTGATTGCGTTCACTGCGTCAACAAGGATTCCAGATGCAGGCATTAGGCCACCTGTGGACGGCCACAACCAATGAGAGACATGATGCGTCCCATGGTTGAAGGAATAGGGATTGAAGACATTGCGTCAAATGAGGCAAACGAATCTGCAGAGCCACGCTCACGGTAGAGAGTTGCTGCATACATGATTGCCCCAAGTTTTACATCTGCACCCGGCACTGTTGTCATCGAGTCTGTGTAACCAGCCTCACGACGCTTTCTAAAGCACCAGTTGTTGGTGGCATTGACGCAGACGGTGACAAAGGCCGTGTCATTTGCCGTTGAAACGTCAATGCCGAGCCAACTGGTCACATCGCTAGAATTTATCCAACTCACGCTAGGTGTGAATGTGACAGTTCCTGTAGCAACAGAACGCTCTAAATCACCGTCATCGTCTCGGAAAAGAAACTGAAACAGTCGAATGACTTCATTGTCAAACTGAAAGTCGCCTTCGTCTGACTGTCCGATGTATTCGTTGTCTTGCGTAGAAAGAACGGTGTGTGTGCCGTTCATGTTGTGGCCTGCGCCAGCGATGGTGACAACATCGCCGACTTGGATGCCAGTTTCAACGAAGGTCTGAAGAACCACAACACCGTCTAGGCGTGTGTGAAACGCTAAGTCGTAAGTGGCCATGGTTCTTCAGTTCCTCTAGTACTTCGTCGGTTTAGACGAAAGCAGCCTTGATTGTCTTGGTTGCGTCAATGACTTTTGAGGCGAAGTAGCCACGGAAAGCAATTTGACGTGACAACTGTGAAGGCTGTTCAACGCTGATTGCGCCTTTTTGCTGTTCCCAATTTTCAATTGCTGTTGGGTCAAGGAT